CGCTCCTCGCCGCGCTCCACGCCGCGCTCCACGCCGCGCTCAACGCCGCGCTCCACGCCGCGCTCCACGCCGCGCTCCTCGCCGCGCTCCTCGCCGCGCTCCACGCCGCGCTCTCCGCCGCGCTTGCGTTTCTGCGGACGCCGTTAAGCACCGGCATCAACGAAGGCGTGTTCTCAAACGACGTGATTTCTGGAAAGTCGGCCAGCGCGTCGGCTTGTTTTGTCAGGCCAGCAAGCCGAAGCCACGCGGGCGTTTGAGTGCGGACATACCAATCGGCGGCCATCGTCGCCCGGCGGGATTCAAGGGCCTTGGACCCGCGTGTTCCTATCAGGTGCGGGATCAACGGCGTTAGCAGCCGGACTCGCTCCGCGTCGTTCGGTAGCGCGTCGTTCCATGACACCATGAAGGCGGTGATGACAGGGCATGTGCAGGCCGGATGATCCGACCACGGCTCGCCAGCGACGTAGGAGACCGCCTCCATGACGCACATCGCGCGGTCGTTTTCTTTGCTGCCTCCAGCCTTCAGGACGATTTCAGGCAAACGCTCAAAGCGTTCAGGGATTATTTTAGAAGTCATTTCGGTTTCCTGGGTCATGCGGCTTCTCCAAACAGATCCGGCTGGGCGCTCGACAGGCTCTCCAGCCATGCGTTGATGTCGGGCTCGTCGATGGCGCGGCGGATGCGGGCGATACCGGCGTCGATCGCTTCCTGACGGGTCGGGGTGATGCGGGACGGTGCCGGCCAACGTCCCAACGGCTCGCCAAGGCCCAGCATGTCCCCGTGGTGCCGGTGGCAGTCCACGGCCCATGTCCAGCCGCCCTCAACCCGTGCCAGACGGATCATGGCCGACGCGCGCTTTGTCTTCGGCATGGCCAGAACTTCGTCCGGGTCCATGGGCTCGAAGTCGCTCACGACCTGTCCCCCATCACATCGCGGGAAGGGGAGAAGCCTGCCTGATAGGCCGCGTAGTGCCGGGCCGCCGTCTCGTAGGCATCCTTGCCGAGCCGGTTCCAGAAGGCCCGTTCGGCCATACGGTGCTGGTCGTGGAGGTGATGGGCCTCGCACAACGGGTTGGCGTGTTTATCGTGGTTCTTGCGCCCCATGCCGGGGTTGACCGATCCAGCCGCCGCGTCGCTGTAGCGGATATGGGCCGCCTGGATGGGGCCAGAGCATCCGCCAAGGGCCGCGGCCTCGCAGGGCTGGCGGCGCAGATAGGCGAGGAACCCGGTGTCACGCTCCCGGCCGCGGTCCACGGTTCCACGGGCCTTGCGCTCTGCCCGCAGCTTGGCCTTCCGGGCGCGGCTTTCCTCGGCCTTGATCAGTGCGGCCCGGGCGAGGATCAGACGGTCTTCGGCGTTGCGCGCGATCATGCTGCAGCCTTCCGCTCGTCATCGTTGGCGGCGTCGAAGTGCTGGACGGCAACGTCGTTAGCCGCGCACCATGCAAGGATCAGCTCGATCAGATCCGAGAACTCGGCCTTGGTCAGCTTGGACGACCGGAGGCCAAGGGGGAGCATGGACGACCCGTCCAGCGTGGGGACGAACCGGACCTCCCGGCCAAGGGCGTGCATGAACAGCGCCTTGTAGGTCTCCGCATCCATATGGACGCCGTTGTGGACCGGGCGGGCCTTCACGATCTGGCCTAGCAAAGACCACAGGGCGGCGTTCTGGGCGTCCGTCCGCTTGGCGGGGCGCAACTCCATCACCCACGGCGAGCCGGGTTGCCAGAACGACAGGGCGCGGTCGAGCCATTGGTGTGCCTGGGCGCGTACGCCGGGCGTCAGGCGGATGGTGTGGCGGTCGCTCACAGCACCCTCGTTTCGATAAACTCGACACCGGGGACGCCCGACCGCTTTCCGGCGCGCACGTCGTCGTCCGCCAGCTTTTGCAGCAGGGCGGAAAAGGCGTCGGGGTTGGTCTGCCAGTAGTGCGCAGCGGCGGCGCGAGGATCGGTCACCGTGGCCTTCCACACCGTGCGGAGACCCATTGCGCGGTCGCCGCCCGTGGCATGGGCCTTGTCGGCTGCGGCCTGTTTGGCGGCGCGCTCTGCGGCTTCCGCTGCCTTGACCTTGGCCTCGGCTTCCTCACGGGCGTCCAGATCGTTCGCCGCAGCCTGACGCATGGCCTCGGCGGCTTCGCGGGCAGCGGCCTCGGCGTCCTCGCGCGCCTTGCGTTCGGCCTCGCGCTTTTCCGCGTCCAGACGGGCGAGGTAGGGTTGCAGCGTGGCCTTCAAAGCATCAATCGCCTTGAACACGCGACCGGGTGTCCTCGTTTTCGGATCGGCGAAGAGGGGCGCGTATTTCTCCTGCACCTTGGCCTTGGCCTCGTCGTGGGGCCGGTTCTCTTCCTTGCGGGCCTCGTCAGCGGCCTTGGCCAGCTTGCGGCCATGCTCGATCAGGCGAGATACGTCATCGGCCTGTGCCTGGGTCTCGATAGCCGTGCCGTCCGCCCAATTGCGGGCCTCGGTCAGGAAGCTGTCTGCGTCCTCCGAGATCAGGTCAAAGGGCGTGGCGTTGGGGATATGGTGTGCGGCCGACATCATGCGGCCTCGCCAAACGGGTTGGCGAGCTTGGGCTTCACCGCCGCGACACGCGCCTGAAACGCGGCCTGAATGGCCTTGATGTCGGCACGGTCAAGGCCGTCGATCATGGCCTTGTTGGACGCATACCAAGCGTCCAGATCGGCCGTGGTCTTGCACAGGCCGATGGCGACCTTGGCGGCGGCGACCGCCCCATTTTCTTCGGCTGGCGCGTCGGCGACGTTGGCCTGGGTCTTGTCGTAAAGCGCCTGACCGAACGGATTGCCGAAGGTCTTCAGGGCGCGCTTTTCGGCGTCGCTCTCTGCTTCCTTCAGGGCGCTTTCGTGGGCCTGATCCACATCGCGGTCGATACCTGAGCCGAACCCGCAGCCCTCGCGCACCACGACGCCCCCGGTCGGCGTGCGAACGGTGATGCGGACCTTGGCGCGATAAGCAACGCGCCATTGATCGTTGCCATACTTGTCCTTGCCGAGACGGGGCTCGCCGATCAGGTCAAGGGTGGTTTCCCGATCCCAGGCGTCAAAGCCAAAGATGCGGTTGGCCTCGTTCTCGGCGTGATAGGCCTCGATGTAGGAGACCGTCCCCTTGCCTTGCTCCCGCGTCTTCACGCGAGCGCGGTCAAGAGGGGCCTTCAGCTCGGCGACCTGATCTTCAGAAAAGCTCATTGGACGTATCCGATCTTCTTCAGTTCGGCCCGGATCGCAGCGGCGCGCTCACGGGATGCAGGGATGGGGGAGTTGCGGAGGGCGACCCACTCGCTCCAGGCGGTCATGGCAGGGACAGGAGCCAGCCGACCGCCAAGCGGGATCGTGACCGTTTGCTCACAGGTCATACGGATTTTCCCTGTCCACCGGCGTCAGGAAGTAGACGGCCAGTCGGTAGAGGGCGGGGGCGATCAGGACGCCCGCACCGGCGAAGAAGGGGATGGCGAGGAGAGCGTCGGTCGGGCTCACTGCATCGCCTCCGCAATGCGGATCAGGGCGATCAGGAACGCCACCGGGGCGGCGCACACGGCAAGCTGGACCGAGGTCAGCAGCCACCAGGGCCAGCCGCGTGAGGTCTCGACCGGCTGCGGTGCGATGGCCCGACAATAGCGGTCGTTCCAGCGGGCGCGCGTGGCCTCCAGCTCGGGGTTGGTGCGGCTGTAGCTTGTCCAGTAAGAGCGCGTCATGCTGCGGCCTCCAGTGCTGCGGCGGGCGGTGTGGGATCGGTGTCGTCGTCGTCGTTCTCGGCGGCTTCCTTCGCCAGCCGTGCGGCCATGCGCTTGGCGGCGAGAGGCAGACGGCAGCGAAGGGCCTCCAGCTCGATCCGCAGACCTGACAGGGCTTGCCGGTCCAGATCGGCCGCTTCCGGTTCCATCCGGTCACGGGGATGGGCGTCGAAGCTGTCCTCCAGCCGATCAATGGCGTCGCGGAGGATGTCGAAGGCCAGCGTGTCTCCGGTCAGATCGGCCAGCGCCTTCACGTCGGGGTCGTTGGGGGCGATCTGCGCCATGACGCGGGGCATGACGTCGGCAATGGGGATCAGGCCGGGCATCACGCGGCCTCCGGCATGTCGGCAATGAACGGATAGGCGTCCCGAGCGGCAACGCGGCGGGCCAGTTCGTCATAGGCAGCGGCCATGATGACGGACGCGGCTTCCGGGCCATCGCGGCACTCGTCGCCAGCGGCCTCAATGAACCCATCCCATTCGTCAGGATCGACGGTCAGGAAGGCTTCTTCGCCAAGGGCCCAGCCCTTGTTCGTGAAGTCCAGCATCGAGGCGTAGGGGGCCTCGTGCGGAGCAGCCTCCAGATAGGCGTCCTGCGCGTCCTGGAGGCGTTGGGCGTCCGTGCGAACGTCCCAAGGCTGGAGCGCGTTCAGCGGAGCGATGCGTGTGGTGGAAAGCATGGGGTGTCCCCGTTCTTGATGGGGAGACTGTGCATTCCTGCACGGCGCATGTCAATGCACAAATGCACGGTTTCTGTGTTCGGGCTTTAGGTTACCGTCAGCTGCGCAATCGGAGAGGGTTGAATGAAAAAGTTGATTACAGTTGTGGCGTGTGCGGCGGTGACGCTGTCAGCGTGCGCGTCGTCGCCGGATCGCATCCAAGCGGCATACGTCTCGCCGCTCCAGTATCAGCACCTGAGCTGCGATCAGATCAGAGTTGAGATCACTCGGATCAGCGGGCGTGTGGCGGAGGTGACCGGGCAGCAACGGCGCCAGGCCAACAACGACGCCGTGGCGATGGGGGTGGGTCTAGTCATCTTCTGGCCAGCCTTGTTCTTCTTGGCTGGCGGCAACGATCGGCGGGACGAACTCGCCCGGCTGAAGGGCGAGTATGACGCCCTAGAGGTTGTGGCCAATGAGAAGCAGTGCTCGTTTGCCGCCGAAATGAGGGCTTCTGCGGCTTCCTAAAACCGCGTGATTTTGGCCAGCAACAGGCCAGTGATTTGAACCTCAATGTCAGACCCCGTTTCGTCGTCGAGGCGGACGGGGTCTTTCCATCTGGGGTTCGTAGAGCGGGGCCACAGTACGACGCCGCTCGGCGTCAACTCGACCTCTTTCAGGGTGATTTCGCGCAGGCCGCCGCCGTCCCGCGTGCGCGTGACCTCGACCACCATGCCGGTGTTGAGGTTGATGCCGGCCGCCATGAAATCGACGATGTGGGCCAAGTCGCCCGGATAAACGCCGCGTGCATTCATCGAGTCGCCTCGGACCTCGCGGACCCACTGCGGCGCGTGGGGATAGCGCGGGTCCAACAGAACCGGCATCATCGGCGGGTCGTCTTGCGGGCTGTCGTCCACCTGCAGGAAAGCTCCCGCCTGAATAGGACCGAGCAACGGTAGCTGGGTCGGCAGCGGCGCAAACACCGGCCCGACCGCCAAGCCCTCTGGAAGATCCAGTCCGGCCGCCTCAGCGATTTTCCGGAGCGTCGCAGGCTTTGACGTGAACTTGAACGACGGGTCGTTCAACGGGCGCGTGATCGTAGTAGGTGCCACGCCCGCTTTCTTAGCCAGGGCATGGGGTTTTAACCCTGACGCCTTCAGGGCGCGGGTGAGAAAAGCGCGGGCTTCGTCGGCGATCTCGGCCATGGCGCGATTGTGCACAAGCGAACGCAGGCCGCTTGTTGCATTTCGGCATTGACGTATCGTGCATTCCTGCACAATATCCGCGTCATGAAACACGTCGCCCCCGAAGTGATCGAACTCGAAGCCGACGCCGAGGCCCACGGGGTCAAGATGGCGGAGGTGCTGGCCGCTGCCGACGTCAATCCGACGACGTGGTGGCGCTGGCGCAATGTTGGCGTCGAGCCGCGAATGCCGACGTTCCGCAAGGTGCGTCACGAGTTGGACCGGCGCATCGCGACCCTCCCCGCCAACGACACCGCAGCCTCCCAAGAGGCCGCGTAACCGATGCAGCGCGACACCCCTCCCCGCGCTGCTGGTCCCGGCTCGATGTTGCGAGCCCCCCTGAGCCGTCGAGCCGGGACGAACCCTTTCACCGGAGGTTCCGATGCTGACCGTTGATAAGCTGACCGACTACATCGCCGTCTGTCGCCTCCTGTCGATTTTGAACGACAAGCTGGAGACGGGGCGGCCCGATGACGTTGACGACGTTCGGGAGACCCTGGCGGAACTGTGCCGACGCATCGAGCCTGAAATCCCGGTCATCAAGGGGATCATTGCCCAGCTTGAGGCCGTAGAGAAGCTCTACCTCGCGCAGAGCCCCGGTGGCGGTCAGCCCGCTCCATACCCTTACCCCGCCAACGATACCCATTCCGTCACTCCCACTGCGCCCTCTCTCGCCTGAGACGGGGAGCGCGTCACCTTGCCCCACGGGACCATCATGCAACCCCTTGACCCCTCGGAACTCAAAGCCCTGTTCGCCCAGCTTGTGGACGCCATCGGCACACAGGACGCGGCGGCGGCCTTCCTCGGCATATCCCGCCAGCGTGTCGGGCAACTGATCGGCACCTCATGGCCGGACCTTCCGACCATCCTGCAGGTGGTGAAGCTGGAGGCCGTCTGCGGTCAGGCGGTCGTGACCGGGGCGCTGGCCCGGCGTGTGGAAGGCGAGCAACGGGCCGATGCGCTCTCGACCGGCGTCAGGGCGTGCGCAGCGGCCTCGGTCTCCCTGTCCGCGCTTCATGACGCTCAATCCGATGGCCTGATCGACCTGACCGAACACAAGTCCGTCGCCACCAAGGCCCGTGAGGCTCTGGACGCGGCCCAAGCTCACTACGACGCCGTCATGGCCGCCCGGCCCAAGCTGGAGGTGGTGGGGTGATCGCCCGCCTCCTCTCTTCATGGCGTTACAGCCGCTTCATGGCCGCGTCCAAGCGTGCCGAGCGCAACGCCGTTTCCACACAATCCATCGGACGCATCCGGGCCAATCGCCGGGCCGTCGTCCATGCCGCTCTGGCGAGGGCGAAATGAGCAAGGCCGCATTCACACCGGAGAGCGACGCTCAGTTTTCCGCCTTCTGGCACGAGGGCCAGATGACCATCGAAGACCTCGCCGACCGGTTCGGGATTTCAAAGGCGACGGTCTATGACTGGCGCGTCCGTCTCGGGCTTCCGGCCCGGCTCGTTCAAGCCTCGCACCCCGAACGGGACCGAATCTGCGAACTGTGGAAGCGGGGCCTGTCGTCCGGCGAGATCGCCAAGATCATTCGCAAGTCGCGCGGCGCGGTTATGGGCGTCGTTTACCGGGCCGGTCTGACCGACCAGAGCCGGACGAGCGCGACCCGATCCATCCGCACGGTCCACGGGCTGAGAACCCTGCCGCCGCCTTTCACGCCGGAACAGGACGCACAACTGCGCCAGATGGCGGGGGAAGGCATCAGCCGGACGAACGCCGCCCGTCGCCTGGGTATGTCGGACAGCCGCGTCAGGGACCGCATCAAGGCCCTCGCTCTGGTGTGGACCAACCCCAAGTCGGCCGCTGACAGCGCGTGGCAGAAGAAGGCCAAGGTCTCGGACGTCGAACGCCAAGCCGCCACGGAAGCGGGCCTCGCCATCCTCGCCGCCGCGACCGACGAACCGGGACCGGAAGCCGTGCGGATGCTGGATCGTCGCACGTTTGGCCAGTGCGCTTGGCCCGTTGGCGAGGCGACCGGGGCGGATCAGCTCTGCTGCGGCAAGCCCATCCCCGATGGGGCCTCGGGCGTCCGTCAGTCCTATTGCGCCGGCCATGGGATGCGGGCGGTGAGCCGGACCTTCGTCCGCGCCCCCATCGTCCATCAGGACCGCAGTGTCGCCGCCGCGCCGCGCCGCACACCGTCGAATGACGATCACCTCTGGGACGTGGCCGCATGAGACGCGACCCCGCTGATCCTATCATCTCCAGGATCGACAAGGACCGCCGCTCCGGTGCTGAAAAGGCCCGTGACGCAAAGGTGACCCTGAGGGGCTATCTCTCCACCCGGGCCGCCATCAAGGCCGTGGCAGAGACCGACCGCGTCCGTCATTGCGAAGGAGCTCTGGACGCCATCCGCGCCGCGCTGACAGAACAAACCGACGCCGCTCTGGCGTCTTCCATCATCGCGTCCAAGGCCGTCCAGCCCATCATCGCCAAGGGCGCAAGGGCGCGGGCGGAACAGGCGTTCTCCAAACTGGCCAACCCCGCCAACGACAGCGAGGCGGCATGAAGGCGCTCGAGTCAGAACAGGCCGTCATCGGATGCGCCTTTTCCTTCCCCGAGAACGATGCGGCATTTGAGCGCCTGCGCCCGGAGGCCTTCAGTGAGCCCTTGCACGCCCTGATCTGGGAAGAACTGGAGCGCGCCCGGTCACAAGGCCTGCTGTTTGACCCGGCCCTCGTTGCCCAGCGCATCGCCGGGCCGACCTTCGACGCCATGGGCGGCATCCGCTATCTGCTGGACATGGCCGACAAGGCGGTCCTTTGGTCGCTGGACGCCCATATCGAGACCGTGGCGGATCGGGCCATGCGGCGGGCGTTAAAGGCCCTGACGGACCAGGCATCGGCCAAAGCGGGGATGATCGACGTTCCGGCCGCCGACCTGTTGTCGGACCTCGAGCGCGGCGCGGCCGACATTGCCCGCCATGACGCGGCCCCCGCCACCCCTGTTGGTCTGGACGCCATCGAATACCTCGAGGCCGCTCGAGAGGGCCGGTTCAATGGCGTGTCGGTTGGGCTGGACTGTCTGGACCGGATCACCGGAGGCATCCAGCGCGACGCGGTCTGGATTGTCGGGGGCCGGACTTCGATGGGGAAGTCGATCTTCCAGACCGTCATCCCCCAGGCCATCGCAGAGCAGGGCCGGGGCGTCCTGATGTTCTCGCTCGAGATGCCGCGCCGGGAGGTTCAAGCCCGCCTGATCGCCAGCATCGCCTATGACCCCGATCTGGTCCCCTATCGCAACGACGGGGGCAACGTGGAGTTTGCCCAGCTCCTGCGGGGCACGGGCACCCGGGAGCAGCGGGAGCGCGCCAACGCCGCCGCCCGCAAGCTGGCCAGTCTGCCGATGTCCGTCGTGGACAAGGGCGGCCTGTCTCTGGACGACATCATCAACCAGTCGCGCCGGCAAGTCCGGGCATGGGAACGGGCCGGGGTAGAACCCGGGGCCATTGTCATTGATCACCTGGGGCTGGTGTCCTCTCGGATCAGCCGCGACAGCAAGGCCGCCGAAGTGGCCGACACTGTTGATCGACTGAAATCCGCCGCCAAGCTGATCGGCGCGCCGATCATTGCCGCTGCCCAGATCAACCGGGGGCCGGAGGCCCGGAACGACAAGCGCCCGACCATGGGTGACCTGAACTGGTCCGGCTCGATTGAGCAGATCGCGGACCTTGTCTGCCTCCTCTACCGGGACGCCTACTACCTCGAGCGGTCGCCCTCCCAAGAGGATCAGGACCGGGCCTTTCTCGAGAAGTATGAGCTTGAGCTCATTGTGCCCAAGAACCGCAGCGGCCCGACATGCACCCTGAAGGCCAAGATTGACACGGCCTGCAACGCGATCTGGGACGCGCCGGAAGCCGACAGGAGGGCCGCCTAATGCCATTTCAAGCTCTGGCCTATGCGCGCCGGATTCGCACCGGGAGCCCGGTGTCCAAGCTGGTCTGGTTGCACCTCGTCGCCGAGAGCCACATTGACGGCTACGCCGAGGTCAACATCGACGAACTGGTCGCGTTCTGCCACGCCCCCAAGAGGGACGTGCTCGACGCCTTGGCCACCCTTCGCTCTCTGGGACTGATTTGGTGGCCCGAAGAGCAGTTTCGCCACGCGGACGACTGGGACTGCGTCATCGTCAAGCTGCCATTGTCCGAAGACAGTCACCACGATCGAAAGCGGCCGAAACTGACCTCGGATCAGATGAAGGCCATCGACGTAGTGCGTTGCCCAGGCTGTCTCAGACAGCAGAGCACCCACGAGGAAGAGACGGACCCTCGCCATTACTTCCAGGGCGAGTTTCATGTTGACCACATTATCCCGCGCGCTCGCGGCGGGGCTGATGTTGAAGAGAACCTTCAGCTTCTCTGCCCTCAGTGTAACACTCGCAAGGGTGCCCGCGTTGGCTGGGTCAACCTGCTATGAGCGGAACGACTTGGACCAAGTTCTATTGGTCGGATTGGGAATCTGATCCGGCCCTTCGCCTCTGCTCCCTCGCGGCGCAGGGGCTCTGGATGCGTATGCTCTGCATCGCGTCAGCGCACGACCCAATCGGCTACGTCGCGGTAGCTGGTCGGGGCCTCGATGAAACCGCACTCGCTCGCATGACCGGGTGTTCGGGATCTGAGGCCGCCGACCTGCTTGGCGAGCTAGAACGAAACGGCGTGTTCTCACGCGACCGCACCGGCCGCATCTTCTCGCGCCGCATGGTGAACGATGCCAAGCGCGCCGCAATAGCGCGGAAAAACGGCAAGATGGGTGGAAACCCAAGCCTAGGAAAAGGCGAGGGAAAAGCGGGGCCGGATAACCCCCCGGATAACCCCCGCCTTAAGACCCAAGAGCCAGAAGCCAGAAGCCAGAGGAAAGATAGGGAAGCTACGCTTCCTGCGGACCGAAGGCCCGCCGAGCCATGGAAGGCTGACGCGCACTTCAACGACGCGTGGGACGCCAGCACTCCCGAAATGCGGAAGCGGGCCAAAAGCAAGGCCGTGGCGTGGCGAGAGTGGCGGCGAGCCATCACGATCGAGCAGCCCGACGTGATCGCCAGCGCCGTCAGGCTCTACGTCCGCACGGATCCTGACGTCGGCAGAACGGGCGGTCCAGGACTTCACCTTTGGCTGAAGGACCGCCGATGGGAGAGCTGCCAGCCGGACACTCAGCGGCAGCGCCCCGCCCAGCCCGTCGCCCCCCAAGTTCTCGCCGGCCGCCTCGCCCACTTCTCGAAAACCGGCGAATGGCGTCCCGAGTGGGGAGACCGCCCCGCCAACGACCTCCCCCGCCAGACCGGAGAAGCCGCATAATGAAGGTTATCGAGATCACGCGCGGCCTAAGCGCAATCGTGGATGACGAGGACTATGATCTTGTCGCCCATCGTCGTTGGCAGGCCAAGCCCGCTGTTCGACAAGTTGAGGGAAAGACAGCTTGGTATGCCCAGGCTCAATTTGATCGCCGAACAGTGTTCATGCATCGGCTTATACTCGGCGCGGAAAAGGGCCAAGAAGTCGATCACATCAATGGAAATGGATTAGACAACCGACGCGCCAATCTTCGCTTTTGCAATCGGTCGCAAAACAGCGCGAACACGCGAAGAGACCCTCCCAAATCAGGGTTTCGTGGTGTTTACAGCGACAAGCGGCTTTGGGCTGCGCGCATTAGCATAAACGGGAGGCGTCGCAGTCTTGGGATGTTTGAGGACCCGGCTGATGCGGCAAGAGCGTATGACGCGGCGGCAAAGGAAGCCTTTGGCGAGTTTGCCACCCTTAACTTTCCGCCTCATGCAAACAACAACGAAGCAGCTTTGCAGGACACCGCCGCATGACCCGCCGCAAGAAGTCCAAGCCGTCGTCACCGGAAGACATCGCCCGCCGCGCCGCAGAACGCCGGGAAGCCAAGGCCGAGGCCCAACGTCTGGAGGCCCAGGGCGTATCGGTCACCATGGACGCCCAGACCGGCAAGATCGCCCGAGCTGTCCGGGTGGATGTGTTCTCCCTGCTTTTGTCCCGTGGGGCGCTTGGCGAGGCCGAACACGACGCCTTTCGTGGGTATCAGCAGGACGTTCACGTCGCCCTTGGGGCTGAGACACCCGAGCGGCGGCCGGACTACATCCGCGCCAGCACCGAGGGAGCTCCGGGCCAGAACGTCACCCAGCGCATGGTTGATGCGTCTGAAGTGGTGGATCTGACTCTTCGACGCCTCGGAAGCCGCGACAAGGCCCTGCTGAACGCCTTGATGCAAGAGGGCGCGGCCTCGGTCACCCGCTGGCGGATCACCGTCCAGAACCACACCGGAGAGACCCGGGACGAATGCCAAGCGGCCGCCATCCGGTATCTGGGGGCCAACCTGCTCAACGCCCGAACCGTCGCCATCAAGGCCGCCGCCGAGATGCGGGAACGCCGGGCCACGGCCCTTGCCGCGAACGATGCGATTGAGCGGAAGTTGACGGCTTGACCCGACGCACCGGGAATGGCACAAAACGGATACGGCGCTTCGCGCGTCCGCTGACAAAGGCCCCAGCATCCGCGCCGGGGCCTTTGTCGTATCCGCATCCCCCTACGTCCCAGAGCTGCGGCAAGGGGCTAGAGCCGGGAAGCGGCACAATCCGACAATCCAAGCGAGGCGCGATGAAGCTGCGTCGGTCCACGGTCAAGCGATCCTGCGACGACTGGGACGACGAATGGCTCCCATGGTTTGATGTCGGTTCCCACTGGGATCTAGGCCAGGACGAAGTCCACAAGCCCCGCTCGGTCAGCAAGGCCGCATTCCGCGCCCTGCGTCATTCGCCCGGTCCGGTGATCGGGTTCCACAAGCCGAGGCAATCATGACCCACGTCTGGAAAGCCATCATCCACATCGCTGACGGTCTCTACCGTCTCGCCGGGGCCAAGTAGTCCCGCAACCTTTCACAACGGAGGGCCAGATGGCTCGTAACAACGACTTCCTTCAGGGCAATGTCGGGACGGCCGCCTCTGGCGTCATCGCGACCGAGTTCGGCGACAAGTATCAGCACGTCACTGTGCTGGACATCCAGACCACGTTCCCGGCAATCGCTGGCGGGGCCAACCTCGCGGTCGGCAAGCTGCTCTACACCCTGCCCGCTGGCGGCGCAGTGATCGAGGCCTCGCGCATTTCGGTTGCCATTGACGGTGCCGCTGCCATTCAGGCCGACACGCCCGACATTGGGCTGGGCACGACCATCGCCTCGGGTGCTGTCGCGCTCCTGAGTGGAACGGCGGCCTTCGAGAACGTCCTGACCGGTCAAACCATGACCAACTGCAACGGCACGGCGAGCACGGCGACGGTTGGGACGCAGCTTGTGATCGCCGACGCCGACAGCCACGCCATCTTTTTGAACGTGGCGGATGGCTGGGCTGCTGGCGGTGATGCGTCTGCCGACGTGCGCGGTCGCGTGGTCATTCACTGGCGCTACCTGGCCTGATGAGCCTGCCCGAAAATAGGGGGGAGAAACGCAAACCGACTCCCCCGGTCGAGCATCAGTTCAAACCCGGAAATCCGGGTAGGCCGAAGGGCTCTCGCAACAAGCTCGGTGAAGCCTTCCTAGAGGCGATGCACAACGACTTCCAAGAGCACGGAGTCGAGGTGATCCAGAAGGTGCGGATCGAGAAGCCTGACCAATACCTGAAGGTCATCGCGTCGATCCTGCCGAAGGAGCTGAATGTCAACGTCAACGAGATGGACGCGCTGAGTGACGACGAGCTTATCGTCCGCCTCAGAGACCTCGACAGCATCATCCGACCTTTCCTTGCTGCTGCGGGAGAGGATGGCGCTGGCGAAGGAGATCGCGCGGCGACAGCGCACTAATCGGCTCCGGTTTTACCGGCCCTACACGAAGCAGCGGGAGTTCCACGCCGCTCCAGAACGTGAGCGCCTGTTCATGGCGGGCAACCAGCTCGGCAAGACACTGGCTGGCGCTGCGGAAGTTTCGATGCACCTGACCGGCCAATATCCGGAGTGGTGGGCGGGGCGGCGGTTTGACAAGCCGACAGTTTGGATTTGCGGGTCGGAGTCGGGCGAGCTGACGCGAGATGGTGTGCAGCGCCTCTTGCTTGGTCCGCCAAGCGATCAGAGTGAGTGGGGAACCGGTTTCATCCCCGGCGACTGCATCGTTGATACTGCGTCCCGGCCCGGTGTTCCGGATGCGGTGGCGACGATCCTCGTCAAACACAAGACGGGCGGCAACTCCACGGTCCTGCTGAAGAGCTATGACCAAGGCCGCACCAAGTGGCAGGCGAACACGGTTGATGGCGTCTGGTGCGATGAAGAGCCGCCGCTCGACCTTTACTCGGAAGCCCTGACGCGGACCAACTCGACCTTCGGTCCTGTCATCGTCACCTTCACGCCGCTGAAGGGCATGTCAGACGTGGTGATGCGCTTCCTGAAGCCCGAGCCGGATGACATCGGGGCCAGGGACCGCGCCGTCATCCAGATGACGATTGACGACGCGGAACACTACACGCCCGAACAGCGAGAGAAGATCGTCGCGGCCTATCCGGCGCATGAACGCGAGGCGCGGGCGAAGGGCATTCCGATCATGGGATCCGGCCGGGTTTTCCCGGTGGCAGAGGAACAGATCACCTGTGAGCCGATCCGCATTCCGGAACACTGGCCCCAGATCGTGGGTGTGGACTTCGGATGGGACCACCCGTTTGCAGCGTGCAATCTGGCGTGGGATCGGGACGCGGACGTTGTTTACGTTACCAAGGTCTATCGCCAGCGCGAGGCGACGCCAATCATCCACGCGGCGGCAATAAAGCCCTGGGGGGATTGGCTTCCGATAGCGTGGCCGCATGACGGCCTGAACCACGAGAAGTCGGCGGGCGAACCGCTGGCGGCCCTGTATGAGAAGCAGGGACTGAAGATGCTGCCCGAAAGGGCGACGTTTGAGGATGGGTCGGCTTCGGTCGAGGCTGGCGTTACCGACATGCTCGACCGGATGCTGACCGGGCGGTGGAAGGTCTTCTCGACTTGTGGCGAGTGGTTTGACGAGTTCCGGCTCTATCACCGCAAGGACGGGCTGATCGTCAAGGAGCGCGACGACGCCATCTCGGCCTCTCGCTACGGCCTGATGATGCTGCGTCACGCGATCAAGAAGCCCCGGCCCCAAAAGCTGGAAATCCCGAGTTTCGGAGCCGTCTAGGAGGGCTTGATTGGAAGACCAACAGCTCCTGAAGCTTGTGCGCGAGGAGCGCCAGGCGTCCATTGGCATGGAATACGACGATACGCTCGTCGCTGACCGTGAGCAGGCCCTCAAATACTCCAAAGGGCAGATGGACGATGTTCCGGCTCTGCCGAACCGCTCCCGGTCGGTATCGACGGATGTCAACGACGCTATCGAAACCGTCTTGCCTGATCTGATCGAGATTTTCACGGGTGGCGAGGACGTTGTCACGTTCCGACCCGTGGGAGAGGAAGACGAAGACGCGGCGGCGCAGGAGACGGACTTCATTCGTCACGTCTTCTTCGAGGAAAACCCCGGCTTCATGGTGCTTTACACCATGTTCAAGGACGCCCTTCAGTCCAAAACGGGTGTCGTCACGTGGTGGTGGGAGGACTACAAATACGAGGAAGAGGAACTGGACGTTGATCCGGTGACCTTCTCTGCACTTCAGGGCGACCCCTCGTTTGAAATCCTGTCCGCTGAGCCTCAGATGGATGAGGCCAGCATCAAGGTCAGCCTGCGCCGTCGTGTGGGTGGTGGGTGCGCCAAAGCCAAGGCTGTTCCGCCGGAAGATTTCACCGTCGCACGCGATACGGTGGATCTGTCAGAGACCACCTATTGCGCTATGCGGTCGCGTCCGAGAGCGCAGCAGCTTATTGCTGACGGATACGACGAAGAGCTGGTCGCCAAGCTGCCCGCATATACCCTGGCGGATGACGAGATCGAGCTTGCCCGCGACACGGCGGCCGAGAGCGAGCAGGAATCGTCGGCGGATCGGACGCTGCGACAAGTCGAGATCATCCAGCACTTCATCCGGGTTCGGGATGGTGACCGGCTGAAGATCATGCGCGTGGTCACGGGCGGTGACGAGACGGTTCTCTTGGAGGCTGAGGAGGTCGAGCGTATCCGCATTGCGGCGATCACGCCCTACCCGCAGACGCACCGCTTCTATGGCCGTTCGCTGGCTGATCTGCTGATTGAAGTCCAGAAGATCAAGACCGCCCTGCTTCGCATGATGCTGGACTGTGGTTACTTTGCCCTGAACCAGCGTGTGATCGTCGGGCAAGACCAGGCCAACGAATACACGGTCCCCGACCTTCTGCGGAACGAGCCGGGTGTTCCGATCCGGGCGAAGACAGCGGCGGCGATCCAGCCCGTCGCGGCGGCGCAACTGAACTTCAGTGTTCAGGATGCGCTAGAATACGTCTCGACCATGGCCGAGGTGCGAACGGGCGTTCTCCGGAATGCCCAGGGCCTCAATCCTGACAGCCTGCACGAAACCAAGGGCGGGATGATGCAGATGGCGTCCATGGCGCAGAAGCGCATCCGCCTCATTGCTCGCATCTTTGCCGAGACGGGCGTCAAGGATCTGTTCCTGGGGCTTCATGCCATGATCCGAGAGCATGGTCAGCATGCCGAAAAAGCCCGGCTAAGGAACAAATGGGTTGCGATTGATCCCACGCGCTGGGGCTCGCGCAACGATATGACGATTGAGATTGGCGTCGGCTCGGGCGGTCAGGATTACGAGCTTCAACGCTCGGAACGACTGGCGAACATTCTTGAAAGAGCGTCCAGCGCAGCGCCGGTCGTCACGCCTGACAAGGTCTACAACGCGGCGTCGGATGCGATCCGCGCCCTCGGCTACAAGGACCCCGAACGCTACATCGCAGAGCCGCAGGAACAGCAGCCCCAGCCCGATCCGGCGGCCATTAAGGCCCAGACTGAAATGGCCCTGAAGGTTCAGGAGCTGGAGATGAAGGATCGCCTCGAAAGGGATCGGATGGAACGGGAGTTCTATCTTCGCGAACAGGAGATGCGGGCAGAGTTTGAGCTGAAGGCCGAGTCCAACCGGGTCAACGCGATCATTCGCGGGTCTCAGCAAACCAACATGAGGGCGGTGCAGCCGGGCGGGGCCGTTGGCTGACTCTCTACAGGCCGCGCGGGAGTGGCCGGAGACAGAACGAGCGTTCGACGCCGTTCGCAAGGAACTGATCGACAGGCTGCTTGAGACCGAGCCGGAGGAATCCCTCCTGCGGGACAAGCTGGTTCTGTCGATCCAGGCCATGGACCGCGTCCGTGCGGTGATCATGGGGACGCTTCAGGACGGACAAATCCAGAAGCACATCGAGGCCCTGAGCCTTTAATCACAAGGTGACCGATGTCGGAAACGCTGACCGTAGAGGCAGCCGTTGAGGCTCTACAGCCCAACCAAGCTGCCGAGGTGGAAGCCCCGCAAGAAGAGACGCCCGAAGTTGTCGAAGCTGAAGGCGAAGAGCCCCAAGAGCCCGACGATGACGGCGAGCCCGAACAACCCGAGCCCGAGCCCGTAGCGGCTCCGAAGTCGTGGCCTGACGAGCAAAAAGAGTTCTTCGCCACCCTTCCAAGGGAGGCGCAGGAAGCCATCGCCGCACGGGAAGCAGACCGCGACCGGACGGTGCAAAAGGCGCTGACAGAGAAAGCGCAAGCGATCAAGCAAGCCAGTGAGCAGGCCGCTCAAGCCGCTGCCGAGTTTCGGCAAAAGGCGGAACAGGTCATGCCCGAGGCCCTTCGTCGCGTCGCTGAACTGGAGGCTTTCGATCTTGTGGACCTGAACCGGCGCGATCCGGCGATGGCCCAACAGGTCATGATCGAAAAGGAAAAGGCGAAGTCTGATCTGGCCAAGTTGCAAGCGGATGTCCAATCCGCCCAGAAGGCCGAGTATCAGGCGCACCTTGCCCGACTGGCGGAAGAGTTGCCGACGCGCGTCCCCGATCTTGTGGACCCTGAAAAGGGAGCCGAGCGGGCAAACGAAGTCGGCAGATACCTCATCTCCAAGGGCATTCCGGAAGAGAACATCAAGTGGGTCTCAGCCGCAGAGCTGGAGATCGCTTACGACGCCATGCGCTGGCGTCGCTCGCAGGAAGCGGCCCGTTCGGTAACCGCCAAGCCTGCGCCCGCGCCGTCCAAGCCGGTTCGCCCGGCCTCGGCGGCACCCAGAACCCAGACACAGACCGCAGTCGAAACCGCCAGGAAGCGCCTCGGACAGACCGGGAGCGTGGATGACGCGGTGGCGCTGCTACAGCTTAGAAGGAAAAGCTAATGGCCGCCCCTACCAATACGGTTACCGCCGAGACGCCTAACGTTGGCGCTCGGGAAGACCTGGAAGACGTGATCTATCGCGTCGCCCCGGAAGACACCCTGTTCACCTCCAACATCGGCAAGGCGAAGGCTACGGCCATCGTCCACGAATGGCAGACCGAGACCCTGGCGAACCCCGACGCCACTAACGCGCAACTCGAAGGCGATGATGTCGGAACGCTGGACGCCCCGAACCTGACCAGCCGCCTGAAGAACATCTGCCAGATTTTCCGCAAGACCGGCGGTGTCTCCGACACTCAGGAAGTGGTCAATCTGGCGGGTCGCTCGTCTGAAATGGACCGCCAGAAGGTGCTGAAGGGCATCGAACTGCGCCGGGACATGGAAGCCCGCTTCATCGGTAACCACGCCTCGGTCGAAGAGCAAGGCGCCACGACCCGCAAGGCGGCCGGCGCTCTCGCCTGGATCACCACCAACGACTCGCGCGGTGCTGGTGGTTCGGACGGTGGCTACTCTAACGGCCTTGTGTCCGCCGCCACCAACGGCACCCAGCGCTCGTTTGCCGAAAGCCAGATCAAGACCGTTCTGGCCACGGCGTTCTCGAACGGTGGCAAGCCGTCGCAAGCGTATATGTCCGGAACCCATAAGCAGCAGTTTTCGGCCTTCACCGGCATTGCTGACATCCGGACCAACGTCTCTGGCACCTCGCAGGCGACCATCTACGGCGCGGCGGATGTGTATGTCTCCGATTTCGGGGCCATCACGCTTATCCCCGTTCCGTATGGCCTGACCCGCGACTGTCTGCTGATCGACCCGAAGATGTGGGCGGTTGGCACCCTGCGTGGCGTCCAGTCGAAGTCGCTCGCCAAGTCGGGCGACAACGAACGGTTCCTCCTGACCGCTGAGAAGACGCTCGTGTGTAAAAACGAAAGAAGCTCGGCTGTCGTGGCCGATTTGACCTAACCAACGGGGGGAGGTTTCGGCCTCCCCTCACCTTTTGAGGTGACCATGACCAAGTTGAAGACCCAGGAAGAGGCTCGCAAGGAAGCCGAAGCCGCTGAATCGCTCCGCAAGCGCGCCGCCAAGCAGGCCGCCGTGGCCGAGGTGGTTCAGGTCGCCCCGCAGGACGTGACGGTTCGCGTTCTGAGGAAGGGGCATGAGAAGATTTCAATGGGTATCCACATCGCTGGCATTGGCGAGGCCCATTACGACCACGGCGAGACCTTTGTCGTCGCCCTGCCGATTGCCGAAGAGCTGGAAGAGCGCGGCTTCGTCGAGATCGTCCCCGCCGGTGTCTGATTTCGTCCCGCTCTTCACGTCCCATGCTGGCATTCGCCACTACATGCGGACGAACGAGGACGGATCGCACACCTTCGCTGCATCTCAGGATACGGCGGGGATCATCGAACAGAACAAGGCGATGGCGACCCACAACGACGGGTATAGCCAAGGCCGCGACGTTCGTCGGGTCGCCTCAATCCCGTTCTCCTTGATCCTGAAATGGAAGCACGAAGAGGGCTGGGATGCCTTTGATCCCAACCATGCCGACAAGCTGGCCCAAAAGCTGAACTCGTCGGACTTCTTGCACCTTCGCACGGCCCCTGGACGGGTCTCCGGAACCGATGAGGGCCTGCGATGATCTCTAACTACGGCGAGTTGCGGGCGGCGGTGGCGACCCGCTCGCATCGCACGGACCTGACAAGCCTTATTCCAGACTTCATCCGCCGGGCGCACGACATCATCGTGTCTGAGGTGGCGCTTGCGGCCGACCTGACGATTTCGACCCAAAGCACCACCCTGCCGACAGGGTTCCGTGAGGCCCTGAGCCTGTTTCTGATCAATCGCCCAATGGTCCAGTTGACCGAGGCGAGCGCCGAAGAAACGCAATACATCTCCGGAACGGGCGTTCCGGTTCGGTATCGCATTGACACGACGCTGAAGGTCTATCCGACGCCCCGGAGCAGCTATCTCTCCAAGCTCCTCTATCGCATCGCTCGCACGTTCTTCTCGGCTGACGCCGATACCAATGCGATCCTGACCAAGTATCCCTTCGTCTATCTCTACGGCTCACTGGCAGAGCTGTTCCGGCATACGATGGACGACGAGCGGGCTGATCGGCTCGAGATCATGTTCCGCGCAGAGATTGATCGCATCAACCAGACGGAAGTCGGTGATGCGACGCGCGGGATGCTTCAAACCACATCGGTTGCGCCTTGAAGCTCGGCGTAACGGGTCTCACCGGCAACGTTCTTCGGTTCTACATCGCGGTTGAGCGGGCTCTGGACACCATGCGCTCGGTTCCGTGCCGTTCGGTTGCCACCGTGGGTGATTTGCCCCCGGCGAGCGCCAACGAGGGCCGTATCTTCATAGTCGATGACATCGGCGGCTCCGTCTCGATTGCGGTGGCCAGGAATGGTGTCTGGAAAACGGGGGCGTTGACCTAATGCCGTCCACATACACGACCTCAAACCGGCTGACCAAACAGGCGACCGGCGAAGGAACCAATATCTGGGGCTCGATCCTCAATAGCGGGGCCTTCGACCTGATCGACTCCGCTATGGATGGCGTCACGACCATCTCGACTGGCGGCGCAACGACGCTTTCGAGCAACAACGGCACGTCGGATCAGGCGCGCACCCGTATCCTGAACGTCACGGCGTCCACAACGGCCACGATCACCATTCCGGCGGTCAGCAAGTGGTATATCGTCCGCGCCGTGCCTGATGTGATCATCGGCACCTCGGGCGGCACGACGGCCACGATCAAGGCTGGCGACATCGCCTTGGTGTTCTGCGACGGGGCCATCACGCGCAAGGTCCAGTCGAACGACTTCGCGTCGCAGCGCATCAAGAACCTCGCCGACCCGTCGAGCCCTCAGGACGGGGCGACGAAGGCTTATGTGGACGCCACGGCGTTCGCGACCCAAGCGGGTGCTTTCCCCGGCCTGTCTGGCAACAAGCGCAAGGCCCTGATCGTCAACGACGCCGAAAACAACGTCGAGTGGGGGTATCCGTATCTAAACCCGCTGGTCGAGAAGTCCGCTAACTACACGGCGGTCAACGGCGACCGGATCGCGGCCAATACGGTCTCTGGAGCCTTCACGATCACCCTGCCGGCGAGCCCGGTGACAGGCGACCGGATCTACATCTGCGACGGCAACAGCTCAAACACGGCCTTCGGGTTTCAGAGCGACAACCTGACCGTTGCCAGAAACGGTTCCACCATCAACGGCGTGTCTGACGACATCATCGTTCGCACTAAGGGTGCGGCGTTCTCGCTCGTCTACACCGGCTCAACTTGGAGAGTATCCCTTGGCGGTTGATCTGACGGCATTCGTTCCTCTTGGCGGCGGTGGCGGCGGTCAGCTTCTTGACCGTCAGGTTTTCAACTCGTCGGGAACGTGGACGAAGCCTGCTGACTTCGCTGGCAACATTGCTGTGGGCGTGGGTCGCTATGCGCGCATCTTCGTCCTCGGTGGCGGGGGTGGCGGTCAGGGCGGTGCGTCAAGCGCGGCGAGCGGTGGCTCTGGCGGCTCGGGTGGCGGCCTGTCTGTGGTCACTGTGGCCGTTGCCGACCTTGGCGCAACTGAAACCGTTGTGGTCGGGGCGGGCGGCACTGCTGGCGCGGCTAACCTTGGCGTGGGCGGTGACGGTGGCGTGTCGCGGCTGGGTGCCATTGCGGCGGCGGGCGGCGGCAGTGGCGGAATTACCAGCAACGGTTCGGGCTCTCTCCGCAATCCCGGCGGCTTCGGCACGTTCCCCGGTGGCGACAACATCGTCTTGTCCGGGCAGGGCCTTCCCCTCCCTCATCGCGCGGCCCCCGCTGGCGGCGGTGGCGGAACGACTGGTTCGTTCACAATCGGCAAGGCCGGTCGGGACTCCGGTGGCGTGCTAGGCTACGGCGCGGCGGGCGCGGCGGGCGTTGACGACGCCTCAGCTCCCACAGCGGGCGGTGCTGGGTCGTCTCCCACGCGCGGCCCCGGTGGATCTGGCGGCGGCGGCGGGCGCAACACGTCATCCGGCGCGGGCGCAGCCGGGGGTGCTGGCGGGCGCGGTGCTGGCGGC